AAAGCATCGCACACCGGGCGGCTTTATATGTGCGGCCCCCGGGGCCTTAGCGTAAAATCCACACCACCATTTTACAAACTCAAATTTGTTGGAAGTCGATAACATGGGTCCATAAAAAATAACACACAAGGGTAAAAATTAAAGGGTTGGAGACGGGCCTAATCTTGACCTCGTAAGCCCTATTATAAATGCAACCAATAAGGGCCGCAGCCGCACTACTAAACGCCCTTCTTCAACAACGGCATTAAGCTTCGCGGCAAACACCTTTGGTTAATGAAGTAACAAAAATAACTAAGCCTTTAGATGTTCATTAAGTGGATTCTAGGTCTCTCCACGTGCAAAATCGAAAAGTTTGCAATATTATATTAATATAAGCGTTAAGGTAGAAATTAAGCAAATAATCAATTGACATAGGCGAAAGGATGCACGAGCAGCTTTACTGCTCTTCTAATAGAACGAAAGGAGGTGACTAATTTGGCCATGATAGCCCAACAAGTAATGAACCCGCCCCAAACACAAAGTAGGGCACTTTCAAAAGACTCAGCGTTTGACTTTCTTAAGGGGTCTAATCGCGGCGGCGAATATTCTACTCCACTCGAAGCTGCTCAGGGCCAGATTCAAAGCTTCGCCTCCTATACCACTGGTACGTTGGAGTTGAAGCTCACGCCTGAGATTGTTAGTGCTGTAGCGGATCTACGACAAATGTCCGTTTCTACGGAATTTAAGAAGCTGGCTGAATTTGTTAGTCAGCTGCAAAGAGATTTTCCACAGCAGAATAACCTGCTGGTATGTTTTATTAATCCAACTTGGCTTGCCTCAAAGGTTCCGTTTTGTGAAACCCCTCAGGACGTAACTGAGGAAATGATCCACAAATCGACGTGGCAAATCGAGTTTCAGGGTGATCACGCTTTGGTCGATGGCGTACCAGTATGGGACCGGTTGGAGGGAGAGCGATATGACTTCTTCCTGTTATTTAAGCTCTATCGGGATGCTCGATATGGACTTATAGAAACAGGAGACTATGTCCTTTGCTCACGGTCCATGGCCGGCTTGGCCAGACGCCTTCAATTGGCACCACAGCTGTTAGCTGTTTTGGCAAAGATCTATAATTGGCAGCTTCGCTGTTCGTATTATGATCGGTTTTTTGAGAATGAAATTTTACGTCGGCGGCAGATGGAAGTTCAGCTGTTACAGCGGGATCATCTTAAGTTTGCCACTACTTTGCTCGATAAGGCAATGAGCTTCTTTGAGAAACATTCGAATCAGATCACGCCAAAGGATGCTATCGCAATGGCAGAACTTGGCTTTAAGTTCAGCCGTTTAAGCTTGGGCCTTGTGCCTGATAAGCCCAGTATGAAGGGTAGCGACGGGGAAATAGCTTCGCCTTTACTGTCTATTCAAGTTAATAACACCGACAAGATGATCCAAGTGAATGACCAGCGATCCTACGGTAGTGAGGTCGAAAGGCGTTTACAGGAGAACCTTAAAGATAATGATAACCTGTTATCCATTTTGCATGTGCTTCAAAAGAGTGGCGCGATGGCTACCGCAATTCAGTCCGACTTAGTTGAAATGGACGAAGACGGTGCCAGAGCTGAAGCAATTGAAGTAGATGTTGCACCGCCAATGAAGGCGCCCGCAGGTTTTGAAGAGGGGGCTTAATTATGCAGCCTTTAAGTGGTCTAAGTCCAAATGAAAGTTTGGACTTAATGAATTTAGCACAGCAACTTAAAACAACCCCCCTTGGCACAGTAGATTTAACGCAGATCCGCCAATCCGATCTTACGAGCCTCCAGCGGCTACTAACGCCGAGAATGACAAAATATATTCCCCACGTTCCTACGCCTAAACAGGCGGCGTTCCTCCTCCTGAATAGCAAGGAAGCATTCTATGGTGGAAGCGCCGGTGGAGGCAAATCAGACGCTCTGTTGATGGGGGGCCTCCAGTACGTCGATGTCAAAGGCTACGCAGGGATTATCTTCCGAAAGACGTACGCCGACTTGACCAAGCCTGGGGCCCTCATCGACAGGGCTAAAGAGTGGCTCTTCAGATTTGAGGATGTTCGCTGGAATGAAAAAGATAAAAAGTTCGAGTTTTTCGAACGTTACGGTCCCCATAAAGAAGTCATTTCTATCCTGCAATTCGGTTATCTTGAAAACGCAAATGACAAGTACAATTACCAGGGCGGCGAGTATCAATTCATAGGTTTCGACGAATTGACACATATCGACATGCCCAGCTATTTATATATGTTCTCCCGTCTGAGGCGCTTAAAGGGTTCTCCGGTTCCGCTTCGCGTTCGTGGTGCTAGTAACCCTCCGGATGATGATAGCGGTCTTTGGGTAAAAACGCGTTTCATAGATGAAGGACCTTCTAAAGGCCGAATCTTTATCCCGGCAGGTATGGACGATAACCCTTACCTCGATGTAGAACAATACGAAGAGTCCTTGGCAGAGCTGGATCCGGTCACTCGAGCGAGGTTGCGCGACGGTAACTGGGAAATCATCCGTAAAGGGAATATGTTCAAACGCGAATGGTTCCAGCCAGTTGATGCCCTGCCTCCTAATCGTAAACGTGTTCGTTTCTGGGATATGGCCGCTACAGATGAAGAGAAGGCCAAGAAGCGAAATAAGTCACACGAGGCTGACTACACCGTCGGTTTCTTAATGAGTCGCTGGCAGAATACATATTACATCGAAGATATCATTCGGGTAAGGTTAAGGCCAGAGGGCACTGAGAAACTGCAGAAGGATACAGCTATAGCGGATTCATACACAACGATAATCCGTGAAGAACGCGAACCTGGTTCATCAGGAATCGGAGTCATTGATTCCAAGAAAAGGAATTTATTAAGCGGCTTCGATTATGATGAATGTCATTCTACTGGTACGAAGACGGCGCGAGCAAATCCGTTCTCAGCGGCAGCTGAGCGCGGACAAGTAAAGTATTTGCTTGGCTGCCGTAACATTCAAGCGTTTTTTGATGAAGCTGAATCCTTTCCTGGTGGACTTCACGATGACTTAGTCGATGGCGGTTCAGGTGCTTTTAGTGTCTTGGATACAATGCCTTCGTATGGTGAACCAATCACTGTATTGAAGGATGATGCGAAAGAAAGTATATGGGCCGATGAGTTAGAGCTTGCAGCTGGTTACTTTACACAAGATTTTACAAGGATGAGATAGAAAGGAGGTTATATTGTGGCTGAAGGAAATTCTACAGTAGTTCCTAAAAGAGTTGATGCTCCGGCATTCAAGGAAATAGGCGTTACGGGGCTTAAAGAGTCTGCCGGTGGCATTTATGAAGAATTCGTTCCAAAGCTACGTTGGCCGAAAGCCGGCGATGTTTACTTGGAAATGAGTAGCAATGATCCGGTTATTACGTCTATCCTTCTTTGTTCACGGCAGTTGATTCGTAATGTTACCTGGGAAGTTAAACCAGCGTCAACGGATCAAGCAGATCTTGAAGCAGCGGCCTTCTTAAGAGAATGCATGGATGATATGAGTTTGACATGGTCAGATTTCATTGATGACGTTACTTCGTTTTTTGATTACGGCTTTGCATACCATGAGATAGTGTATAAACGTCGAATGGGTGATAGCCGCGATCCACATAAGAACAGTAAGTATACAGACGGCCGGATTGGTTGGCGTAAACTAGCTGGACGTTCTCAAACATCGATGCAATCGTGGAAGTTTGATTCTGAAGGTGGCTTACAAGGAATGTATCAGTACACTTCAAAAGGTGTAGTGTTAATCCCCATTGAGAAGTCTTTACTTTTCAGAACAACTGCTAATCGTGGTAATCCGGAAGGTAGATCTTTTCTTCGTGGTGCTTATCGTCCATGGTATTTCAAAAAGCATATCGAGGAGATCGAGGGTATAGGCATCGAACGTGATCTTGCCGGCTTGCCAGTTACCACTGCTCCTCCGGGCGTCGACATTTTCGATAAGGAGAATCCAAAGGCCGTAGAGGCTAAGAATGCAGCGTTGAAACTTGTAACGAGTATTCGACGTGATCGTAATGAGGGTGTGGTTCTTCCTGATGGCTGGAAGCTTGATTTACTTAGTTCATCGAGTAATCGACAATTCGATACTAATCAGGTAATCAATCGTTACGATCAACGAATTGCGATTACGATGTTGGCAGATATTGTTATGTTGGGAGCTGACAAGGTTGGTTCATTTGCATTAGCGAAAGTTAAACAGAGCATGTTATCGGCTTCGCTTGATGCACAACTTAATAGTGTATGCGACATCCTTAATCGATATGCTATCCCGCGTTTATTTGCATTGAACACCTTTAATGTGACTAAATTGCCAACGATAGCAAGTGGTTCTGTGGTTGCTCCCGACTTGAAAGAGTTGGGTGATTATATTAAAGCGTTATCTGGGTCCAAGATGCCCCTGTTCCCGGATATCGACCTCGAAAATCATTTGAGGCGCATTGCTGATTTGCCGGAAACGACAGAAGAAGACGTAAATCGGGAGTCGCGTATCTCAAGGAGTAGCCAAAGCAATAATACCACAGATTCAACACAGAAAGGAGGTGAAGGAAATGGGTAAATTTCAATCATTTTGGAACCTCGCCTCTGATGCTTCGCGCCCCGGCGTGTTGAACATGTATGTTTATGGCCGAATTACATCTTCTTCGCATTGGTTGTTTGGTTCCGATACAGACGTTGTTACTTCCCAGTTTGTAAAAGATCTGCGAAAGTACCCCGAAGCAAAACGTATCAATGTGTACGTCAATAGTCCGGGAGGCGATGTTTTTGCGGCGGCTGCTATCAAAAATCAGTTGAAAGCACATCCAGCAGAAGTACATTCCTTTATTGATGGTCTTGGGGCATCTGCGGCTGTGGGCCTTTCAATGGGAGCGGATGTAGTGCATATGTCCCGTTCGGCTCTAATCATGATCCACAATCCGGCTACGCGAGTAGAAGGTGAAGTTAAGGATCTCGAAAAGGGTGTCGAAGTGCTCCAGAAGGTAAAATCTACTATTGTAGCTATTTACCAAGAAAAAACCGGCTTGCCGGAAGATAAGTTGGCAGCGCTCATGGATGAAGAATCCTGGCTTACCGCTGATGAAGCTTTGTCTTTGGGCTTTATTGATAAGATTGTAGAAGACAATGGGCTTGAAATCGAGAATATCGACGATGGGCTTATTGTTAACGGTGTAACATTTGACTTTGCGAACACCATTCCAATGAAGGTCGGTAATTACACGTTCTGCAATACGATTTCCAGGGTGAAGCTGGAAGAAAAACTTTCCAATGTAAATTATAAACAAGGAGGTACCAACGTAATGAGTTTCGAACAAATCTTGAATGCAATGACTCCGGAGCAGAAAACGGCTTTCGATAATCATATTCAGACACAGATTGCGGAAGCGGTTGCTGCTAAGCAGACGGCATGGGATCAGGAAAAACAGACTCTGGAAAACAAAATCCAGACGCTTGAAGATGCGGCAGCTGCTGCACCTGCAACTCCGCCCGCCACAGAGGATCCTGAGGATGCGATTTTGAATTCGCTTTCTGAAGAGGCACGGGCCATCGTGCTGAAAGCGCGTGAACAGGCCGCTCAGGCTGAAGCCAAACTGGCAACAGCGGAGAAAGAAAAAGCGCTGTCTGCGTTTAAGACCAAA